ATTGTCGGTCGATAACGCCGTCAGCGCCCCGTAATAGATGCCCTTGATCGTGTACCCAGAATCCGGGTAGGGGCCGAAGATAAAATTCGAGCCCTCACGCGCATAGAATTTCGGTTTTGAATCCGCCGAACGAGTCGGGTATTTTTCGTATATATATGAGAGATCCTTGCGCTGCAGCGGGGATGTGGGTGAGCCATCAACATAGGCGTACTTCATCTCGATGTAGGCGGACGGCACCGCGATAACGCCCGACGCAATGGTCAAGCTCAAGGCCGTCTCAAACGCTCTCAGCCGGCACTCACGAAAAATCCGCAATTCACCAAAGCGGATGAACTCGTCTATCTGACTATTGATGTCGGATCTATCCAGATAATCACCGACAGCCGTTTTGATCTCGGAGAATGTGTCAATGGCGGTCATTCAATCAATCCGTCGCTTTTAATGGTGAAATCATTGATATGCCCAACCTCTTTGCTGAGATCGTGATCGATAAAGATCGAGAACCCAGCCTCTCTCCATTTCTGGCACAGCAGCACGTCCTCGCCCACATAGTAGTTCTCATCCTGCACATAGCCGAACATGAAATACGGCTTTTCGATGGCATCAAACACCTTCAGCGTCGTCAGCATCACGCCCATGCCAGCCCGCGCCACCTCCTCTAGGCCGGTCTGCTCTCGCGAGAAAATAACCGCGCCATCGAGGCCCGTCACAGTGCTCTCAGTCGGCGTGTTTCGCATACGATAGTTTGCACAGACGATATCGACGTCCCAGTGCAATAATCGTGGGATCACATCGATCGGAAACCGCATGTCGTCATCGAACCACATCAGATGACTGACGCCGGCCTTGCGATTCTCCTCGACCAGATCCGCCCGGTTGCGCGGCAGAATTGATCCCTGCACCTGAGTGATCCGCAGTTTGCCCCCCATCGAAGCGAACCGCGTACACGCCATCACGAGGTCGTAGCCAAACCGTGCTTCCCACGCTCCCCCGGACGGAATACACGCGCCCACATAGGGCTCAGACATAGCCATACCGCTCTGGATACCGCGGATGATACTCAGCCACGCCCTGCGCTACGACGTCAGGGTCGTATTTCAGTAGAGGACAGCTTTCCGGCAATACGATTGCCACACCCAACGCATCGAGCTGCCCCAGCCAATAGTTGGCGCAAGCCACCTGATGACCGTACCTCTCATCGGCCAGATCAACCCCCCACAGGCCGACAACGTGCGGCAATTGCCACGCCGCGAACGCTAATTGATAAGCGCCAGTGCCGTGGAAATAATCTCGCCCAACCCGCGTCACTTCATCGAGCGGGTAGGTAACCGACCGCGGAACCTCACGACACTGCGCCGGCATGAAGATCGGCTGGTCGATATGTTGTAAACGCTCCAAATACCCAGGATATTTTCCGGCGTCGAATTGCTGCCGCACGACCGAAATATCATGCATTTCAAACAGCAACTTGAAGTGCGGCCATCCCTCAGTATCCCGAGGCGTGCCCCACAGTTCCCACTCGGGATCATCCCACGGTGCTTGATCGCGAGACGTGTCAGCCGTCCCGATAATGCCGATTTTCCTCAAGCTCAATATACCCCCGGATCGGTCTTTAAATCGCGGTAATCGGACGAGTTCAACTTTGCGCGCAGGTACTTACCCTGGTCATCACCCTCAAGGGCCAATACATTAACCCCGTCCTCCCGCATCCATTGTTCAATTACTATGTTGGGGATGCGGGCATACAACCGCCCCCAATCGTCGCCGAAATCCCACTTCCGGCCCTCGTTAGCCATCGCCTTGTTGCGCTCAATAATGGGCTCAACGTCCTGACTACGCCGCACCACCAACTGCTCGGTGCCCTCGTCGTAAACAGCGTCGGTGATGACGCCGCTAACGTCATCGATGCGGTACATCACCCGGTCATCTCAGTGACATGCAGGCTTCCCCCCGATGCCACCTGAATGGCCGAGACTTTCTGTCCGGGCGAGCATGTGAAATACTCCTCGCGACTGGGGGCGACGTACATATCCGATGACGTCGCTGTGGGAGAATCACCGATTTTGACGTAGGCCGCGGTAGTGACGACGATGCGGACACAGTAGGTCTGCGCGCCGACGGCACTCGAAATGGTGCCTGCCGTTCCGGTGTAGGCCACCGACTGATGCGTCGATGCCCGGCGGTATTCGTTCATTTTTTCGCTCCTAACAGATCAGAAAAATCAGGGCATGGTCCTGGCTTGGCTTTTTTGAATGGACATTGCGGAATCTCACCACGGCACGCCCTCGTGTCGGGCCAATGGGATTCATCCTCGGGATCGACCCCCAGATGTTTAATTCCAAAACACCAGGCTCGATCAGTTGTGGCCCACCGTCGCTCCATCTCACGCCGGGTCTCGCGCATTTGATTAATTTTTGAAACCTGGATCGCTATCGCAGCCTCACGCTCTGTAACGGCCAGAATCGGGGTCAGAGGGGATGCTGCCAGCATCGCTACGATGGCGGCCGCTAACGTGTTCGCGTCCATTCCAGCTCCTCGGCCTGGGCTATTCTCGGGTGATGCGGGTAGGCGCTCTCAGCCGCCGCTATCGCACGCATGACGGCGGCATGATCGGCGCCGGATCTCAAGGCCGTCGACATCAACTGCCAACGGATTCGTTTGCTGTACGGCCACGCCGCTAGTGCCGCCTCGTTGTAGTAGTGAGCCACCGGCGGGTGAGTCTCGAAAAGCGCGAAGGTCCGCGCAAAAGCCCGCTGCGCGCGGTACTGCTGCACACCCGCCACAACCAGAAGAGCCGCAACCACCAGCGCCGGAACCGCCACCCAATTAAAGTCATTTCCTGCTCGGCGCTGCGTCGCCGCCCCCAGTGCTATCGCTGCCAGCAGACCCGATCCAGGGTGTTGTAGGGGGAAGTCGACCAGGGATAGCCCCAGGACCGCCGCCAAGACCCACACAGGCCACTGTCGATCACCGCGGCACTGCCAAGCCATGATGCCCACGAGGGCCACCAGAGCGGCGCCCACAAGGCCCAATTCGGCGAGGAGTTGCAGCGGCTCGCTGTGCGTCGCGCCGGGCGTATAAACGTCGCTATTTACCAGGCTCTGACCGGCCGCAGCGAACGCCAGGTACTGCGTATCGAAACCGCCGAGCCCGTGCCCCATCCAGGGCGCGGCCAGAAACATCGCCCACGCCGCACGCCAGGCATCGAGGCGATAAGCGACGGACATATTAAAATCACCCAACCAATATCCCACGCCAGCGGCGGGTATCAACAGCACGCACCACCAGCGCGCAACCCACGCAAACCAAGCACCGGCCGCCACCAGTTCAAGCCGTGAACCATTGACGCCGATGACATAAGCGGCCGGGAAAACAGCCGCCCAAGGCCAGGGCCCCGCCAAAATAAACGGCGCTGCAATCAGCAAAAATTCAGTAATGAAATTCTCGTTGCCGAACCCACCAAAATAGCCCGGCCGGAACCATGCCTCGAAAGTGACAACCACAGATCCCAACGTAACCGCAGCCAAGACAGGGGTGAAATCCCTCACCCGGCGAGCGGCCAAAACAACAATACCCAACGCTATCCAGTTGATCACGCCGGGAACAACCCCGAGCGGATCTATCGCCCAGAACCAGCTTGCTGCCGCAAAGACGACAAGCGCCGACACGCTTAAATCAAAACGATCGTACCGAGCTCTTGCCAGCATATAACAACAAAACACCGCGAGCACATAAACGGCGCACCATTTCGGAACCGCACCGTATGGAAAACTCGACTCCCGTACCAACAGGACTGGGAGAGTCAGACCCGCAAAGGCCCAACCCTCCCAGTATCCCGCTAGTTGGTGTCGACGAAAATGACACAATTCTCGACCGCCGTGGTCGTGGATTGACCATTCGTGCCAACAGTCAGCACCGCACCCGCATCGATGCTCTCGGATAGTCCGGTGGAGCTATCGATATTGCCGATGGCAGAGCCGCTCTGTGTGACCGTCAACGTGGTGAACGCCGCGGCTGAAACACCGTCCGCAACCGAGATGGTCGCGTCGGCACCAGTAATCGCCGCGCCAAGCGTGCAATAGACTGCCGTTACTATTCCGGCCTCGGGAACATAGATATATTCCGAAGAGGCGGTCGATAGATCGGTGATGCGAGCCTGCAGCACCTGGCGGCCAATCGCGTAGGTGCGGATGGTCGAGCCGGCCTGGTATTCCCAGGTGGCCCCACCGTCCGCATCCTGCTTGATGTTGACACCGGCATAGACCGCGCCGGAAACCAGCACGGCGCCGATCAGCCCGATGATGAGCTTTTTCATTGCCTTCTCCTTGCTGGGTTCCTACGAGGTGGTCAGATCGGCGACAAGGCCGCTGGCTTTCTCCTGCCGGCTGACCAAGGTGAATTCGACCAAGAGCTGGCGCTTTTCTGCATCACCGCTCTTGTTCAGTTCCCACTGCCGGAACGGGCGCAGATAATGGATGGCAAACATGCTCTTGTCGATCACCCACGCATCCCGATCCCGCGAGAACCGATTCGGCACCATCGTCAGATCACCAAAATCGGAGCGATATACATCGATGGCAGCGGTCAGCGATTTGTCCTCGGATTTGTCGAAACGCGTCGCGTTGCCCGTGAAACTGGACGCCGTCTGTTTGTTAAACGGCCCGACCATTACAGCCGAAGGCGCACCGCCCTCGTTCCATGCCGATTTGATAACGGCCTTGAGCTGCGCTTCCGTGAACGCACGCTGAGTCCCATCCGTCCGGCTATCAGTGCCATTTCCAGTCGGCGAAGCGCCACCAGTGCCAAACACGTCGTTGGTTGCGATCCACGACCCCAGTCCACCCAGCGTGCGGGCAGTGGTCGATGTACCGACCGCCTGCGCCTGGTTGGAGGTGAGCACCGACTCCATGTCGCGTTTCAGTTCCTTCAATATGTTCTTTGCCGGGACATTTAATTCCCAGCTTCTGCATGTTCTCCATGCAGTTCAGACTATCTCTTCATCCCGTAGGATGTCGGGCGCTCGTGGGCAGATTATTGTTGAGACTCACTGCCTAGTCGTTGCACCTTCCGCCGAACCATTGCCCTCGGCGGCTTGGCTCAAGATTGCCCTCGTCTTTACGTTAGGGGTTCCCTTGAGTTCACCCGATTTGCACTACCTGCTTACGCAGCTAGGGGGCAGAAACTACCCTTCTTCGCGACTTGATAGGCGATCTCAGATTTGCGACCAGCCTTGTCAACAGCTTCCTGCGACCCACTGATCACGACAGTTTTATCGGAAATCTGCGTGAAATTAAACACGCGACTGGTCGATGAAGTGGCGTCCAACGTGGCATCGTCTCCGTCGATGACCGCATTGGTCGTTACCGCACTTCCCAACTCATCGGTCATCCATTCCTCTTTGATTGACTTCGCACGCCCAGTGGCGCACATGGTCATAAAGGGGGTGTCCGTGGGTGAGATATCTGCGATGACATTTGCCAACGACTCTCTGTTGCCGGTGGCATCGTATGTGTCGAAAGTATTCGCTACCTGGGCCATATTCCTAGCCCTCCTAGATCATGTCCTCCAGAACTGAGGCGGCGTCTTCCACGCTGCCGGTCCTGCGAGCACGTTGCTGTTTTGCAGTCCTACGCTCCACATCCTCGTCACCCTTTTCGGCTTTCGCCCTGCCCGAAACCACCTTCGGAGCCTTCTTGACCTTCTTCGCGGCCACCTGGCTTTTGGCCTGCATCTCGTCGTACTTCATCGCCTTGCGAATCAGCAGGACATGCCGGTGGTCGAAAACCTGGCTAATTTCCTGATCAGAAAATCCGCCACAGGCCGTCGATAAATAGCCCCGAATATCGCCCTTGAACCCCTCGGCCGTCTCCACGTCTGCCAGATCGACTTCCGGCACCGCGGAAATAAGCCGCTGTTGTTGGTCGACAAGGGCTGCAGCACGCTGCTGCTCTAGTTTTTGCGCGTTCTCAGCTTGTAGCCGGCGCATTTCTCCTTGCGCGCGCCGTTTAGCGTCGAGATTGCGCTGGTGGTCCGCCCATTTGGTCGCATACTCGATCGGGTCCACTTCCTTGAGGTGATCCCAATCGATCTGCTCTTCCTGCTGGCCGGTTTCTTGCATCAGGGTTTGAAGCTGTGCAGCATATTGCTGCCGCTGCTGTGCGAACGCGGTTTTATATTGTTCGCGTTCTGCGGCGACCTCGCGCCGTTCGTGAGCTAAAGCTCCGGTCTTGTTGTGATAGTCAGCCTCTCGGGAGTAGCTCCGTTTGAGTTCATTCAGGGTGACCTCGCTCCGTGTGCCACCCGGCAGGGTGACCTCGTGAACGGGTTCCTCAACGCCCTCATCAACCTCTCCCTCAGTCTCTCCATCGACCTCGGCCTCAATTCCCTCCGCCACGACATCCTCCGATTCGGTGTCGCCGGGCACACCGGCTTCCTCCTCGGGCTCTGTCGCGGGGGGCTGCGTCTCATCGCCGCCGGAATCCTCCTCATCGAGTACCAGCAGACCTTCCAACGCTCTGGACGCACTCAGCACGTCCGTCACTTCTGCGGCGTCCGTTTCCGGGGTGGCCGCCTCGCTTTGATCGCTCATATTTCCTCGCTTGCCCACTCCGGTTTTCCGGGTTGCGGGCACAAAAAAACCCGCCGAAGCGGGCCTCACATATAGACGGGTCTTAGCCGTCTATGATTTGTCTCGATCCCGTTCGCGCTCTATCTCACGCAGATCATGCTCGGCGACCTCGCCGTCGCCGACGATGATCTGCAGCGTGCGGACGAACTCCTGACACCCGCTGACCGCTGCGTGAATCTCCTCACGATGCGTGACGTCCTCGGAGCTGCACCACTCCGCGTAGAGCCGTGCCTTTGTCCGCTCGACTGCGTCGATGAATGTCGTATCGATCAGCAGTTTGGCGGCACGCTGGCCGGCATTGATCGATTCTTGTAGCGTCATGTATCAAGCCGCCTGTGTGATTTTCTCAGCACGCCGTCTACCCAGCCACCGACAGACAGGCACACCCAGCCGCTGATATAGCGCCCCGATACCTCGTCCTGTCGCGAGATATCTCGCCCACGGCAGGGCTAGCGGATAAATTAATTTTGCGAGCCAGCGGTGCTCCTGCATCAGTGCCGCGATGGGCAGTGCCCAACGGTGGTATCCGATCATCACCTCGGGATCGAATTGCCATAACCTCTGACCGTAAGCCCGATCGAGAGTATAGAGGGCAGAATCCAACAGTCCGTGATCGTATAATGCGCCGCAAATCGCCTTATTCCCGCCACCGTTGCCGCCACCGTTGCCGCCACCGTCAGCGCCAGGGATACTAAAGTCTAGCCCTGAAAGATCGGCTAGTCCCATCGGATCAGTCGTCCCCGGCGCAACGCCCGGCGCACCACCCAGACCAAAATCCCCCTGCCCACTCGGCCCCATCGGAGCCATGCTGGCTGCAACCTGATTGAAAGTTGCAGGTGCAGGGGTTGGGCCCAACAATCCTCCCTTCGCCGCCTCCTGGGCTTGCTGGACGGTGATCATGTCGTCCATCTCAATGCCGCGTCTGGCACGATCCTCACGATCATTGGCGGCCCGCCCCACCAGCAGACCTAGATTGCGAGATGCTTGTCGCTGCTCCGGAGTCAGTTGTGGGGGGATAATACCGAGAGTTTGCATACGAGCTTTATACTTCTCATGATCCTCGGTAGCTTTCTTTGCCTCTTGAGCGTATGTATTGAGAGCCCGGTTGCGAGCCATCTGCTGGGCTATATTCGCCAGCGTTTTTTCTTCTTCTGTTGGGGCTGTCGGGGCTTTGGCTCTTTGACTTCTTGCGTACGCCCAATCCATCTCCTGCGCCCTAAACAATTCCGGCGCCGTAACAGGTCTACCTTTATAACGTCCCTCCCAGGCCAACGATTTCGCTCTCGCGCCCGGTACAAAATTCTCTACAGGGGTATATTCGGGGGGCATATCGAAACCTATACTCTGGATGATTTAAGGCGAGAAATTCGCCATAATTTCCACTGACCTTGGCGGCGCCGCTGCCACCATCCAATGCCACGACAAATAGGCACGCCCAGAGTCATGATGGCCGCACCGACCGCGCTGCCGGTTTTCAACTCACCCATCTGGTGCGCCATGTGCCGCGCCCAGGCCATCGCCACAGGCCGAACTACCGCGGTCAGATATTTGCTGTGCCGCATACGCGCTGCCAGAGGACGCGCCCACGCCTGATAGCCGGGCACGACCAACGGATCACACTGCGCCAACGAGCGCACGAATTCCTCGTCGGCACGCCAGATATAATCATCAAGATACCCCTGGCGTCGCAGCTCAGAACAGATCGCGCCCTTGCCGCCGTCGCCGCCGTCGCCGCCGTCGCCCTCCCCGAAGTCCATGCCGGAATAATTAGCAGGCGCGCCGTAAGAGCCAATGCCGACGTCCACCGCCGCGCCCGTGCCCGTGCCCGACCCTGTGCTCCCTGGACCGCCGAGCATATCTGCCACCTCGATGCCGGCCGCGGTCACCGCTTGTGCTGCTGGGTCGTTAGGCCCTCCGTAGGGATCAAACGCCGCCTGGGCGGCCGCTTGTGCTGCTGGGTCGTTAGGCCCTCCGTAGGGATCAAACGCCGCCTGGGCGGCCGCCGCCTGGGTGGCCTGTTGCTGGACTTCCGCCGGCGTCACTTGCATCGCCTGCTCGGCGGCGGCCTTCGCCGCGGCCGCCGCGGCCTTCTGTTCACCCAAATACCTCGCGTCGCTATATAGATTCCCCTGAGCATCAAACAGCCCCTGTCCCAGGCCGCCATAACTATGCTCGGTGCCGAGTTCGCCATAAGTGGGCTCCCCGAACGAGTCGTACGTCATATTCCGGTCGACGAAAGCCTGCAAATCCTCATATGCCGTCATCTCAGGTGTCTGTATCCCACCCATCGCAGTCGTATCCAGATCAGACATTTGCGACTTCATGTAAGCAAGCGAGGACAGGGGCATGAGTGGAAAAGCTAGCGTCGCCGCCATTTTCCCCAATGTCGGGTTGCGGTCATAATCGTCGGGATTACCATAAGAATGACCGCTCCCATCAATCAGAGCCAGTTGCTCACGCCGCTCCCTCTCCTCACGCCCCCGGCGTTCCTCCGGGGTTTCGATCGGATCTACGACAGGGTCCGGCAGATTTGAATTAAACTCCCCAGGCGTGTAGACCACACCCGCGTCGTATGTCGGAACAGTCATGCCGCCGTAGCCGACGCTCTGCCTCAAAATATCATCCCTGGCCTGACGCCACGCATTCATCCCGGCACCAGCGTTGAGCAGTGGCATGTTCGCTATCCTTCGGTTTTCCTAGCCGGCGCCTATGTCGACCATCTGATCTGGCATCTGATCTGGCATCGGGCCTGGCATCGGATTCTGATTGCGCTGCGCCTCAAATTCAGCCCGAGTTAAACGCTCGCGCTCCATCTCGGACCTCACCTCCAGCGTCGTCGCACCGGCCACCGCGTCAGCCTCGATGCGCTCACGCGTGAGAGCGGCCTCGACCTCCAACTTGGTGGCGCCGGCCTCGGCGCTTGCCTGGAGCTTGGCGGCCTCGATCTCCATCCTGGCCGTGATCTCCTCGCGCTTGATCAGCACCTCGGCCTCAAGCTTGTGCATCTCATGCTCGTGGGCGGTGCGTACCTTCTCCCGGCCCGCCTCGATCTTCGCCATCTCGACCTGAATCTGCGACTCCATAAACCGATCGGCGGGAGCCGGCCCCGGCTGTGGGTCAGGCCCCTCGGGCGGCTGGGTGTAGTACGCCTCGGGCGCCGGCACGCCAGCCAGCTCGGCTTGTCGAATCAGCGTGCGATAGATATTACCCCGCGTCACCAACGATCCCTCACCCATCCCCATCTCGGACGCGATGGTGTGCTGCGTACTCAGGACGCTGGAGATCTGCGCGAGTTGCTGATCATGGGTGCCGGTCCCCAGACCCACCGAGATCGACAGGTCCATCTGGCTAGCCCAGGTGCGCGGATCGATCACCACCCATTCGTTCCGCAACCGCAACATCTGCTCGCGCTGCTGATGCTGTTGCACCAGTTTGAAAATCAGGCGAAAGAGATTCTTCACCCCGCCCTCGGCAAAAATCCGAGCCATCATCTCGACCCGCTGCTGGGCCATCCCGACGAGAGCATTGACACCTGTCGCCGTCGTGTTATTCCCCAAGGCGTTCACGTCCATACCTTGATTCAGCCGCGAATATCCCGTGCGCCTTTCCTCTACAACGTCAGCATACTCAAGCGCCGCCACGATCTGATTACCAGCCGGCTGCGTCACCAGAGGCTTGATCATGCCCGGTGCCTTAACCCGCACCACCCCACCGGGCCGCGAATTGAGCATGTCAGCCATGTTGACTTGCCCCTCGACGACCTCCGAACGCTGGTGGTTCATGGAGAATAGATTGTCGAGCAATTGCCGCCACAACTGGGTTTTAATCTCCTGGATATCGAAAAGCTGATCGGCCAGGCTCATGCCGAAAAATCTATGCGGCATCGGAATAGGAATGAGGACGGCGAAGGGAAACGCGTCTACCTCCTCAATATCAAGGATTTCATACGAGCCCGAACCGGCCGCCAAAATCTTGAGCCTCTCGGAGATACCGTCCCCGTTCCGATCGGCCCTGATATAGCACTCGTATAGCCAGATCTCCCGGCGCGACGGATCGTGAGCATCCTCGCTGGGACCGCCATCGCCGAAATTGGAATCGTCCAGCGCCTCGCGAATCTGCTTCTCGGTCCCAAATTCCTCGTCCGATGAACTTGGGATTTTCTCGATCTGCTTCTTCGAGTACCCCATCGCCAGCAAATCAGAGGCGTGGTACTTCACCCGGTGCGCCACGAATTGCGCTTCTTCAAGCGTCCGCGCCTGGCGATCGATGAAAAAGTCCTCGGGCGCCACCGTGTCAATCCGAATGCGGCCATCCTGCCGCACCCGCTTCACCCGTACATTATTGGTGGTGGTGGGCATCACCCCGTCATCGATAATCAACGTGTGCTCAACGACCTCGATGTCTGCATCATCCAGCAGCAGGGTGAGTTCCTCGTCCGACAGCCCCTCATACTCCTCGACTACATCCTCCTCACGCTCATCCCACCAGACCTTGAAACACCCCATACCCGAAATCAGAGCGTCCTTGAACCCCTCGTGCAGGAGCGTGAAACCCGAGTTCATCTTCTTAAATACATGGTTACAGTACTGCGTCGCCTGCTCGGCCGCCTGCTCATCCTCGGGCCCGACAGGATCGAACCGCACCACATCCCCAGCCGACGTGAAAGGCCGCAGCAGGCCCGGCAGCATCCCCTCGATAACATCCCGCACCTCGGTCGAGACGACGGTCGATCGTCCAGCCACCTCATTCCCGAGCGGGTAGCCGAAATAATAGTCGAGCGCCTTCTCGCGCCGCCGCTGTAACTGGCCGCCGAAATAGTTGGCAGAGCTCTCCAGTCCAGCCTGTACGATCGCCCTGAGACTCTCTTTGGAAAGGGACTTAGGCATTGAGATGCAGCGCCTCATCCTTGCGCGGCCGGCCCGGCCGTCGCTTCGGTTCCTCGGCCGGCCAAGCCCTCTCAGCCAACACCACAACCTCGGCCGCGAGGTCGATCACCGTCTCCTGCAGCCGTCTAAACGCCGCCGCTTCGGCTCGGCTCATTCCCATGTTAAATCACTCCCATCTCTGGATATTCGATCGGCGCACCCCAATCACCACCGCCATCGCGATAGCCCGTCGCCAGGTACCGCATGGCGTCAGCGTAATGGCTGTTCTCATCGTGTAGCGGTTGACCGGAACGCTCCTTCACCCGGTATTGGCGCAGCGCCTGCAGCAACTCCTCACCACACCTCTCAACGTCAAACCAGCACTTCGGCAGCAACGCGCGCACCGCCTCGATACCCTCGGTCACCCGGCGCTTAGGCACCACCCTCGGAAACACGCCCAGCTCACGCAAAATATCAGACCGCTTCCGCGCCTCGATGTCCTTACCCATGACCCGATGGTCGATGTCGTGCGGCAGCAGATGCTCGTCGTAGGTGTACCCCAGATCGTCCCGCCACTGGTGCAGCACGTTCACATAGTGCCCCAGCCCCATCCCATCATTCTGGTAGCAGTTGATCACCCGCACCTGGCCGCCCTTGTCGGCCTGAAAAGCAATAATCGATGTCTTGTCCGACACCCCCAAATCCCAAGCCGTACTGACCAGCATCGAATCGTCAAAAGGCACGTTGCCAACACGCCCATCCGCCTCGGCCTTATCCAACTGAGCCGAGTAATATGCGCCGGTAATAGCCGCCGAAAACGAACATTCGTATTCCTGCTCGTACTGGTTCTCCGACATCGTAGCCC